GTTAGGCGGCAGCGTTCCCGGATTGGCAAACTTCGTTCCAAAGCCGCTACTTGACCACGGATAGGCGGTGATGAATGGCGACGTGGGGTGCGCCACAGCGATGGCGTCACTTGCGGGGGAAAAGGCAACGCCGTTGCAAGTGTTAGGCGGCAGCGTTCCCGGATTGGCAAACTTCGTTCCAAAGCCGCTACTTGACCACGGATAGGCGGTGATGAATGGCGACGTGGGGTGCGCCACAGCAAGGGCGTCGCCTGCTGGAGAGAAGGATATCCTTCTGCCTTGCCCAGTCGGCAGGGTTGAAGGATTGGTGAACTTAGTACCGAAGCCGGAACTGCTCCAAGGGTAGGCGGTGATGAATGGCGTGCTGTTGTGCGCCACGGCAATTGCATCGCTAGAGGGCGAGAATGCGACGCCCAAGCCGGTGCCAGTCGGCAGGGTTGAAGGATTGGCGTATTTAGTGCCAAAGCCGGAGCTGCTCCAAGGGTAGGCGGTGATGAATGGCGTGCTGTTGTGCGCCACGGCAATTGCATCGCTAGAGGGCGAGAATGCGACGCCCAAGCCGGTGCCAGTCGGCAGGGTTGAAGGATCGGCGTATTTAGTGCCAAAGCCGGAGCCGCTCCAAGGGTAGGCGGTGATGAATGGCGAACTCGAGTGCGCCACAGCGATGGCATCGCCTGCGGGGGTGAAGGCAACGTCGTTGCCGTTGCTAGTCGGCAACGTCGCCGGATTGGCGTATTTCGTGCCGAAGCCGCTGCTGCTCCAAGGGTAGGCGGTGATGAATGGCGTGCTGTTGTGCGCCACTGCCAGAAACTGCTGACCGCCGCCGCCCGCCGGCACCTTGGCCGCTTTCAGCATGTTCGACAACATCAGGCGTCACCCACCCGCGCGCCGTAAATCGTCGTGCCCACCTTCCACAGCACAATCACCGTGAAACCGCTGGTGTTGAGCGTCGGTGCGCTGCCGCCGTCCGATTTCCACACCACCGCCAGCGTCGTCCACGTGATGCTGAACGCGCTGCCGTCATCCACCATCAGCGTGATCGACTGCCCCGCTGCCCAGTTCGCCTGCCCCGGCGTGCGGTTGGCGCCCAGCGTCCATGTCTGAATGCTGCCGTTGTTCGGGTCCAGGTTGACCGTCGCGCCGTCGGTGATGGCAAACACTTCTTCCGTGTAGCCATCGTTCAGCACCGCGCCGCCCAGCGTTTTGTTGGTCAGCGTCTGCGTGGCGGTCGTGCCCACCAAGTCGCCCGCGGGCTTGCCCACCACATCGGCGCTGGCCAGATCAACCGCATCGCGCGGACTGATCGCAAACACCCGCTTCGTGCCGGCCGCAAAGCTGATGCGGCTGCCGGTCGAGCTATCGCGCAGCGTGCCGCGTGACAGTGTGGACGGGCTGGTGAAGGTGGTATCGCACACCTCCCAATCGCCGGTGGGTGCGCCGTTGCCGTCCACCGCCTCGATGACGATGGTGGCCGTGTCCGCGTTGGCCAGTTCGGCCGCAAACGTGGCAAAGCCCGTCACGGCACCGGCAAGCGTGATGCTGCCGGTGCCAGTGCTGGTCGTCGTCTCAGCGACGCGATACGGGCGCAGATACGGCATGGCTTAGACCAGCGCCGTCGCCGTGACCGTGAAGTTGGCAACGCTGATGCTGCTGCCGCTGTTGGCCGTCTGTGCGGTGCCGGTCGTCACGTAAAGCAGGCCGGTCGAGGTGCACAGCGCAACGTGATCAATGGTGCCGGTCGAATTGGCCGTCGCGCTCTTGCCGGTCACGGTCAGCACGCGATTGCCGGTGCTGGTCGTCTTGGCAAAGTCGCCGCTGGCCATGGTGATGGCGCTGGCGTGACGGGCCTTGCTGATGGCGTCCGCACGGTCAGTCGGCTGCCCGTTGCAAATATACATTTCGGTCGCCGTGGCGATGGTATCAAGCGGCGCGTCCTGCACCGCCTGGGAGGCGAATTTGGCCATGATCAATCCTCTTCGATATGGAGGTGGGTCAGTTCCGCTTTGACGACTTCCAGCGCGCCGATGATGCCGTAACCGCCGATCTTGCCGGCAATCTGGTAGCTGCTCAGATTGTCGTGGTGCAGGCGCGCAATCACCACGCCGACAACTTCACCGGAACGCGCCGCCTCAAGCGCCTCTTCCAGCGCAGCGACGGCAATCTCATTGACTTCACGGACATGACGCGGCCCGCCAAACAGCGGCGCTACGTTGTCCGTCATGCGCGCTCCAGAAACCGCGTGCCGCCGTTCTTGGCGGGGTTGGTGCGCAGATACGGAGCAAGGAAATCCATCGCCATGGTGACGACAGGCCGCGCCGCCTGCACCGTTTCCGGCCCGCGCGTCACATCCCAGCCCAGATCGCCCACCTTGTTGAGCACCTTGCGGCCTTGCAGCGTCACCGACGGCGACAGCGCATTGACCTGCTGAAACTCTGCCCGCGCCAGCACCGATTGCGCCAGCTTGACCGCCTCCGGGATCGTGCCGCCAAACGTGGGCCACAGATCAGGCAGCCATTCCAGCGCGCTCATGTAGACAAACGCCCGCCGCAACGCCGCTTCCTTGTCGGTGTTGTTGCCGGCCAGCGACTGCCCGAAATACGCAACAGCATGGCCGCTGCACTCAGCCACCGTGTTGAAGCTGTCAGCGCCGGGAACGCCGGTGCCGTCCTCGATGATCAGCGACATGGCAGCCTCCCGAAAAGTGAAGGGGCGTCGTGCTCGCCCCTAACACCATTAGCCAAGCAGGATCGCGGTGTGAGCCGGCTTGACGTTGGCCACGCCCCACGCGAGCGCCACTTCGTAGCGCACCTGGCGATACTGCCGGTAAACGCGCACTTCAAACGACAGGCCCGAACGCGGATCGGTGACGATAGTGGCGTCATCAGCCATATCGCCGCCTTCCGGCACAGCCGGCGCGCGGGTGGCCAGATAGAGCGCAGAGCGGCTGAACGCGACGTTGCGCGGGCCAGTGGCAACAACGGTGATAGCCGTGGTTGAAGCCGCAATGGCCTTGCGCAGGCCCGGAGCCGCCAGCTTCAGCGTGCCGCCCGTGCCGGACACCGCTTCGGCAACAACATACTGGTTGGTGTCGTTGGCGAAGGTGATCACATCGCCCTTGACCAGCGCCACAGCGGCGCTCGAAAGGGTGATGTCGGTCGCGCCAACTGCATAGCCGGCGTTGTTGGTGGTGGCAGTGATGCTGCCGATGGCCGGGGTGGCGTTGATGCCGGCGCTTTCACGGATGTCAAAGCCCATCAGGCTCGACAGCACGCCCTGGCGCAGCAGCGAGGCATCGCCCGCGTTGTCCACCTGATACAGGTTCGGCACCTTGCGCAGACCAGCGCCCGCAGCAGTGTTGACCACAAGCTGCATGTCGTTGGTGGGAGCGCCGTTATCCACCAGCACGCGGCGAACGTCGGCAACGTTGTCAATCAGCTTGTCAGAGCCGATGAGGAACGGATTGGTGCCAGCGGTGCCGACAGCGCGCGAGGCGTTCTGATAGGCAACCGCAGCCAGATCGGCTTCCACTTCGTTGCACAGCGTGCGGAAGCCCTGCGCAAACTGATTTTGCAGGATCGGGATAGCGCCGATGCCGGGCGACGACAGCGAAAGCTGCTCTTCGCCGTTCCAGCGGATTGGCACAGCGCGTGCCTTGGTGATGGTCACAGCGACGTTATCAACGGTCTGATCGCCATCATTGGGGGCGGTCACTGCCGGTGCGATGTCAGTGGCGGCAGCAGCGCGGGTGGCAAAGCTGCGAACCGACTGGCCAACCGCAGCGCGGCTATAGGTGGCGTCCACCGAAGCGGCGGGGATAAAGCCCACCAGTTCGCGCGAAACAACGTCCAGCGCAGTGTAAAGCGTGGGAATGAGGTTGGTGAGTGTATTAGCCATGTTGATGCCTTTCGGGTTTAATCAACCAGCGTGACTTTGCGCTCGGTCACAGCCTTGAGCTTGTCTGCTGGTGAGAGGTTGTCGAAGTCGGCGCGCTTCATCGTGGCAGCAGCAGCGGTGCCGCTGTCGTTGCCCTTTGAACCGCCGCCAGTTGGGGGAGTTACAAACGCCTTGCCTTCGCCGGCCACCCACATCTTGACGTAATCGCCTAGCAGTTTCGGCCCCATGTCGGTCTCAACGAGCGGGGTGCCGTCATCACCAACCTTGACGTTATCCGACAGCAGACGTTGTGCCGCCTTCAGGAACGTCGCGTTAGTGACGCCCGCGCCAGTCAGCGCCGTTGTCAGCGCCTGATCGCGGGTGATGCTTAGACGCTTTGCCTGCTCTTCGCCTGCCTTGGCCTGCGCTTCTGCCAACTGGTCTTGCAGCGCCGTCAACTTGGCCTGCGTGGCCGCTGTATCAGGTGCGCCTTTTTCCAGTTCGGCAATCCGCGCCTTGAGCGCCGCCGCTTCGCCTTTGGCGGTTTCGCGGTCGCTCTTGGTGCGCTGGTAAGCGCTCTTGAGATTGGCAACGTCGGGGTGGTCGTCAATGCCCTCCACGTCCAAGACGAACTTGCCGTCCTGTTCAATGTAGAGCGCCTTCAAAGCGTCATCGACGCCCTCGATGCTATCGAGCACGGACTTGATGGCCATCGGCCACTTTCCTTTCGGTGGTTGCGCCGCGTCGCGGCTGTGGTCAGGCGGTCAAACCGCCGTCACCGCCCTGACCGTCGATCAGAGCGTATTCCTGGTCTGCGTCCCGTTCGGGCGAAGCGATGCCGCCCTTTTGCAGATTGTCGTAATAGGTCTGCCAAGACATGCCGCCGCCCTGCCAGACGCGCATGAGCTGCTCCGCCTCTGCCGGCGTCAGGCTGCTATCCAGCAGGTTCTCCGGCGGCGTGACGACAATGGCTTCCTCTGCCGCCTCGCCAAGCCCCATCAGCATGGCGACATTGCGCAGCGACCGTTCCAGCAAGGCGCAGCTGTTTTGCGCCACGCTGGTCAGCGTTGCCGTCTCGCTGGCAAAGCGCAGCTTGCGCGCCTCACCGCTTTCCTGCCCGCTCTGTGCCTGTTCCAGCAACCGCGCGCCGGCATGAACGGCTTGCGTGCGGCAATCCTCAATGGCGGCCTTGTGCGCTTCGATGCCGCTGCACGACGGCGAAACATACTTCAGATCAGGCGTGACGCCCTCGCTGCCAATCATCTCATGGATGACGCCCGCGCCCAGCACTTCCGGCCCTGGCGCGTTGATGGCAACAAGCGTTTCCTGCCCGCTCATGTAAAGCTGCCAGCGATAGTCCGCTGATAGCTGGTAGATCGCCAATGCAGCACGCGCCACGCCGATCAGCGGCGGGCTTTCAATACGCGGCGACAGATCGCGCGCCGTGCCCACCACAAACGGGATGCGCGGCAGAACAGCGCCGCCACGGCCACGAACGACAATCTCGGCAGCCGCATAGGACGGCGCCTCGAACAGCATCTGTTCATAGCCCATCGGCCCCATCGAAAAGAGGCGATAGCGTTCAAGCTGCTTCCAGACAAAGCCGTCGCGGCGGATCGTGGTCTCATCCACAACCCACCAGTCTTTGTCCCAGTTGATCAGCGCGTCACGGCTGTAGCCGACGAGATATGGGTCGCCGCCATTGTCGGGCGCATCGGCCAGCACGGCATAAGCGCCGATGACAAGCAATTCGCGCGTTATGCGGCGATGAAACGCCTCCAGCGGCAGCCCGTTGCCGTCAGCATCTTCCCACAGAAAGGCCATGGCGTCGGGCATCTCGATCTTGATCTCGCGCCCGTGCACGATGCCAATCATGGCCGCGACAGACGGGGCGAGGATTTCCGGGAACATCGCCCGCAGCTTGTAGGCCTCGTATAAGTCAGTTTCTGACGGGCTGGATTTGAACCCGCCCGGCTTGGGCAGATACAGTTCGCCCTTCAGCTTCATGGCGCTTTCGCCATCCATTGCATCGCGCATCAGCGTCCATTCGGCGCGGCGCTCGCCGGTTAGCGCGGGGTGCAGGAGGCGAACATTACTCATACAAGCCCCCTCAGATGCCCAGTCTTGCCCGCTGCCGTGCCCTTGATCAGAGGCGCGAGCGAATAGCGGATCCCGTCGATTGCGTGGTTCTCGGCGTCCACCACGTCGGGCAGGATGTCGCCGGCCTTGTTGACCTGGTGGCTGTAAAGCCGAAACTCGCGCGCCGTGCCGGTGCAGCGCGGGTGAATGATGATCTCACGAAAGCCCCGCATGAAGCGGATGCCCTCAAGAACGCTGTTTGGCCATTTCTTGACCGGCTCGATGCGCGGCAGGCCGTTGCGCTTGGCGTAACTGATCGTCTTTGGCTCGGCGCTGTCTGCCCGCGTGACGTAATCGGCAAAGCCGGGGATGCGCTCGGCAATGAAGCCGGCCATCGCGTCAATCTCAACACCTGGCGCATAGGCTTCGTGTTCAACGTATAGCCTGTCCCCGCCCACCCAGCAGCGCACAGCGGCCAGCGGATCGGGGTTAAAGCCGAAGTCCAGCCCCTGATATGGCCCGTCCCAGTCGCTGCCCGGTTCAAACTCGGCAACGCGCCACTTGCCGCCGAATACCTGACGGTTGCTGTTCTCAAGGTAGCCGCCTTCCCAGACGTGGTGATACGTCGATGGGTCAAGCAGTTCCTCTTGCCGTCGCCGCAGTTCATGCAGGCCGGGCGGGAAGAACGGGTTATCCTGCCAGTTGACCTCAACCACCACAGAACGCGGCGGCGGCGTTATGCGAAACCGCTTGTCAACCGGGCTGCTCTTGTCGCGCGGGTTCCAGATACTCCACAGTTCGGACTTGGGCTGGCGGAATACCGTCGCCTCCAGCGCCAGCCAGCTTTCCTCTGGAACGTCCTCGGCTTCCTCAACAATGGTCAAGTCAATCTTGGCCAGTGACTTGATGCTTTGCGTGTTGCGCCGCAGCCCGCGAAAGATGAACTCCGTGCCGTTGCGCCCGCGCAGGTAATCGCGGCCCACGTCATACGCCGCTTCAAGCCATGGCTCGCTGGCAATCGCTGCCTTCAGTTCGGCGTGAAAACTCTCAGCGATGCTTGCCTGGAACTCACGAACGCACAAGATGCGCAGCGGCTCGGCATAGCCCCAGATTGCAGCCATCTTGGCCGCGCTGAAGCTCTTGGCACTGCCACGCCCGCCGTAAAGCGCCCGATAAGCGTATGTCCCGCGTGGTTCGGCAAACGCTGCTGCGATCTTGCCGGCCAGCTTAACCCGCGCTGTTGTCATCAGCAGTCGCGGCGACGATCTCGATGCGGGTGGGCGTCATCGTGCCGTCGCTCGACGTATGGTCAAGCTCTTGCTTGTCGCGCCAATCAGCCTTGAAGCGGTTCTTCATCTGGAAAATGTAGCTGGTGGCATTGAAGCCGGGCATTGCGCCGAACGTGGCCAAGCGGCCTTGCTCCTCCCACCATGCTTGCGCTCGATCTAGTCCGGCTTTTATGGCGCGGGAAAACTCAGGATACTTTTCGATCCAGTCGGCAAGGGTGGCGCGGTCAACGCCAAGGCCAGCGGCCATTTCGGCCAGCGTCTTGCCCTGACTGCCCATGGCAATGACGGCTTCGCAGTGCTCGACCTTGTAGAGCGTTGGACGCCCACCGGGGCGCTTGTCTTGTGGCTGCTTGCGAGGTGTCGGCATCGCCTTGTCGCAGGCATCGCCCGCGCCTCTCATGTGCGCCGGCTCCGCGTCGCGGTGTCAGCGTGGTTTCGGTTTCGGCTTTGGCTTGCCCTTGGGGTAGCCGGCTTTCTTGGGCATCGTGCGGCCCCCTGATTTCGCTGGCCAGTCCGTCGCGTAGGCGTGAAGCGGTGACCAGCGCCCGCCGTAGCGGGAAACGGAAAAGGGCCGGCGCAACGGCCAGCCCTTCCAAACGCATTTATAGCGATGCTATTTCTGCCATAGATCACGCCTCGCTGTCAACAGCCAATCACGCCGCCCGCTTTTCCCGTTCCAGCGCCACCAGCAAGCAGCGCGCCGCCTCTCGCAGCTTGACCAGATCGAACGCTTCACGCTCCTCGATCACGGCGTCAACGTGCGCCCACAGTGCAGGCGGCATGAACCGCCGCAGCCGCTGCCGGGCGTCGATTGCCTTGCGCAGCCAGTCCATCACGCCATCCAGGCCAGATCCACCGGGCGGCGTGCGGTCGAGTGGAGACTTCACGGACACGGTGCAGGCGTTGTGCCGGCGTTCGTATTCGGCCAGCGCCTTCCATTCGTCGCCGTCCAGTTCGTTGCGCCCGTTGCCCACCGGCACGCGGTCAAGCGGCCCGATGCGCTGCACAGTGCGCCCGACGACCTGCCCGCGTTCGGTCACTTCGCGCTGGCGGTAGTGCCACGGTGATACGGCCAAGCCTTGTTCCTCCATGCCGGGTGGCAGCACAGCGACGTTGCGCGCCGGGCGGCCTGATGGTTCACGCGGGCCGGCTTTGCGCGGGCGTCCGCCCTTCCAGATCAGGATAGGCTTGGTCATGCACCCTCCATGTCGATGAGGCCGCTGCACCACGCGGCGAAGGCGTCCGGCTGCCGTGCAAGCATGGCTTTGCGGTCGATGCTGCCCAGCTCGAAGCCGTCAGCGTATTGTTGAGCATCGTCCATGTCGCCGTAATGGCGGTCAAAGCTGGCTTCAGCCAATTCGATGCGCGGCTGCATCCCCGCGCCGGCCAGCCCGTCAGCGTATCCTTCCTGATGATCGCTCATTCGCCTTGCTCCTCGATCAGTTGCAGCTCGTTTTCCTTGAACCAGTCGCACCACTGCACCCCGTCGATGATCACGCCGATGGGGAACTCGCGCGCTTCCTGGCGGATGGCGTGAACGGTGCCAGTGTCACCCGCAGCGCATGGCAGGTTGGCAGCGTCGATAACGCGAACGCGGGCGCCGGGCTTCATGCGTCCTCTCCCGCAACAACCATGGCAGCGCGGTCAAAGCGGGCGCGCTCCCAATCCCACGCCAGATCACGCACGCCCTCGCTGCCCGGATTGCCCATCCGAACCTTCACGTTGGCAATGTGCGTGATGTTGCTCTCGCGCTTGCGGTGAATAACGATGCCGTAATCAGCCGCGTTATACCAATGGGCAGAACCGGCGATGCTGTAGAGCGACGGCGGGTGCTTGGCCTCCTCAAAGCTGGGCTTGGCCGGGTGCGCCACGATGACGAGCGCAACCTGATAATTCTTGGCAAACCGCTTCATCTGCCGGATGGCGCGGCCAACGTATTCGGTTTCAGTTTCGTTGGAATGGCGCTTGTGTTCGATCTGGTTCCACGGATCGAGAACCACCACGCGAGCGTTGTCGCGCAAAACGGCGATCTTTGCCAATTCCAGCACCCCGTCTAGGTCAAGGTCGCTGTCATCATCGATCGACTGTTGCGCGATGATGGTCAGGCGCTCCTCAATGATGGCATCCGCCTGGGCTTGCTTTTCCGGCGTCATGCGCTTGAGATTGCAGCCCATCAGGTGCTGGCGCAGCGTGTCCCGCATGATCGGGTTTACCGTGGTCTCAAAGCTGCCAAGGCAGATGTTCACCCCTTGCAGCATCAGATCAGCAAGGCAGGCCATCATCCACGTGGTCTTGCCCTTGCCGGGATAGCCGGTGACGACCGTGAAGCGCCCCGGCACCACCGGCCAGCAATCCCACATGTCAGGGATACGGAGGCGCATGGGTTCCGGCTGTGTCTCCTCTGGAAAGTCGCTCATCCGGTAAAGGCCCTGCACCGGGTAAGGCTTGGCCGCTTGCAGAGCGCGCGTAACGCCTGCCTCGCCATAGGCCACCAGCACATCGTTGAGGTCTTTGCAGCCAGCGGGATATTCGACGAACCGGCAACGCTCCGGGCCAAGCCGGCGCACCAGTTCGGCGGCAAGGATGCGCCCCGGCTCATCGGCATCGGTAGCGATGATGAACGTCCGCACCCGGTCAAGCAGGCGGCGCGCGTTCCAGATCGGCGCATAGCGTGCCTTGTCGTTATCCGGGTCAATCGGCCCGCTGTCATCAGCCTTGGCGGGTGCGCCATTCGGGACGGAAAGGACGCGGTTCCACCCCGCCGTCATGGCTGACAGCGCGTCCATTTCCCCCTCGGTGATAATCACCGGCTCGGAGGGCTTGAACAGTTCCGCGTCCGTCAAGCAGCGCAGGTTCCACAGCAGCAGCGGCCCGCCCTCGTCCATGCGGAACCGCTTCTGGCCGGTAAGGCGATACTTGCAGTTGACGATCTGCCCCGTCTCCGGGTCGCTGTAGGGGAACGCCAGCCAGTTGGCCCCGGCGTCGTGCTTCGAGATGACCCCAGCGCGAATGGCCACTTCCGGGTCGATTGCCCGCGCCATCAGCCATTCCACGTGCTTCGGATGAATTGTCATGGGTTGCGCCCTTCCAGTCACAGTGATGGCAGCAGAAAGCCGCCCCGCGTTCGTCGATCTTCACACTCAGGCAGCGCAGCGTTTTCTTTTTCCGGTGGGGGCTGCATTGCGGGCAGGTCGCCTGATGTTCGCCCTGGCCATAGCTGGGCAGACGAATGCCCAACCGGTTGAGGGCGTCGGCAATCATACCGTCACCCCGCCAAAGAAGGCTTCAGCCACGTTACCGGCTATGGCGCCTCGCTTGACCCGGCTGCGGAAATATCCCTCAATGAACGCTATCGGTTCGACCGCACCTTCGCGCTGGCACTGGCCAATCGCTGCCAGCGTTTCGCCCGCGCCGTATGTGGCTTTCCACTTGCCCAGCATAGACCGGGCCTGCCGGTCTTTGATGCCAGCGCCAGACAGGATGGCCAGTCCATGATCAAACAGCAGTTTGTCAACCGAAGCGGGCGGCGCAGCCCCTACGGGAATTTCTTTCTTTTCTGTTTCTGTCTCTGCTTCTGTATCTGGGGGCGTTACTGTAACGTTACGTGAAGCGCGATGTTTGGCTACACGCTCGTTGGAAGTGTCTGATTTGTATTGAAACTTTGACCAGTTATGCGGCTCATAGCCGGTATCTAAGGCATCGATAAGACCACCGCTTATCAGTCGATTAAGACCCTCCTTAAGGTGGTCTAAGCGCATGCCTAGCGCTAGCTTGAGATCGGCAATGTCTGGAATGCGCCCATCGTTTTCTGACGCCACTGCCAGCAGGCGAACCCACAGGCGGAAGTCCTTGTCAGACAAGCGCAGCACTTTTGCGTTGCGCATGGCGTTGGCATAAAAGCGGAACCAGCGGCTCATGCTGCCTCCAATCCGTGCAGGATCAGCAGCGCTTCGAGCGCTGTTCCGCCAATGGTGCCGGCCTCGTAAAGGGTGGTCAGCAGGCGCTTGTGATGAGCTGGTGACGTGGCAATGCGGGCTGCCAACGCAACAAGCGCGGCACCGGCAGCCAAGCCAAAACTGATTGAATCATCTTGCACACGGGACACACCCGTGGCAGGGAAATGGAAAGACATATCGACTCCAATCCAGTCGGTTTGTTCAGGGCCGGACACCTTTGGCGAGGTGTTTCGGCCCGTCCTTTTATGTGGGAACAGCGCATGAACATCAAGCGGTTTCACGCTGCCACCTCCACGATAACAGCCCCGCCGCGCACCGGATCTGCATAGACATATTCCGGACAAAACCGCTTGTCGTTGACGCCCCAGGCATCGGCCAGCCCGTCAATGTAAGCCTTCACCAGATGCGGCATGTTCTGGCGGTCAATGCGCCGGCTAGGCGGCTGAAACGTAATCCGCAGGGCAATATCGCCGGCATCGGCAAACGTCGCTGGCGCGGCCCTTCCTGCCCATGCTGCTGCCACGCGGGCGGCTTTGGTCAGGTTGTGCCGTGTCATGTGATGAACGCGGGCGTTCGATGACAGGCGCATGTCGGGCCATGGCAGGCAAACGCGCGTCATGCGGCCACCTCACGGACAGTCCAGCCATGTCGCTTTGCCACGTCGGCAAAATGCGCCACAAATTGCCTGTCGCGTTCGATGATCCGCTGGCGAATAATCGCAGCACCAGGAGGCGCGCCAGCGGCCAAATGGGGGCGATACTTCGCATTTTCAGGCAGCACGCTCATGCCGACGCACCAGCGCGTTCAGCAGCCTTGCGCCTGTCCCACGTCCGCTTGACGGCGCGGTAACGCGGGCGATCCAGCGCCGCCAGAATGGACGTGCGGTCGCGGTTCATCAGCGGGGCAATCTGTGCCGCCGACAGCTTGCGTTCTTCATGCAGACGGGCAATCGCCTCATCGCGGGCGCGCACGATCTCTTGGAAGCGCGATGGCCCCAAAAGATCGGCAACAGTCAGCCCATGACCAGCGGCAACCTCTTCGATAATCGCGCGGGACTTTTCGGCAGGCGTCATCACCGCACCCCCGCCGCATCACGCTGGCGCAGCCCATCGAGCACCGCCTGCACATCCTCGATCAGCGCGCGCATGTCGGCCAGTTCAGCCGCCGACACGTCGCCATCCTGCAACGCGACCAGCAGCTTGTGCAGCAGCCCTGAAACCGGCAGCGCCTCGACCTTGCCCGCACCCACCGGCACGGCGCGCAGACCATGCAACGCCAGCAGCGGCGCAAGGAACGCCGGGCCAGCGCCATGCAGCGCATCCGATACGATCTTCACGCAGGCCGTGTTCTTCCGGTTGCGCACGTTGCGCACGGTGCCGATTGACCAGCCCAGCAGATCGGCGGTGTCCTGGTCGGTGTGCGAACCCTGCACCCGCGCCAAGCCTTCAGCCAGCGCATCGCGTAAAGCATTTTCGGTGGGCCGGCGTTTGGGCGGCAAGACGTTATGGGCAAAAGCGTTCATAAATGCACCCATGTTGAGGATGGTTTCAGGAGAAGAAAAAAGCGGCGCCGCAGGTCGGGATTGCGGCGCCGCAAGTGGTGACGCGGGTCATGGCGTCACTGGGGAAGCAGGGTGCCGCTGCCGAGGGGGCGACCTCAGCAGCGACAGAAGCGGTAACGAGCCGGGAGCCATGGGGGTCGCTCAACCGGCCCGACCGGCGCGCAAGGGAGCAGGCGCGCTGGTGAGTGTTCATGCGGCGGCCTTTTCCCGCTTCATCGGAAAGTCGCCACTTGTGAGGGAACCATTCGAAAGCGCGATCAGCGCATCATGCCTCCAGCGTGGAATGCTGTTTGCCGTGCGCCAGCTCGACACAACGGAGGCGGTAAGGCCAAGGGCTTCGGCCACAGCCTTCGTGCCGCCGAGCGCCTGAACAATGTCATCTGCTGTTTTCATGCCGCCACATTACGGAATTCGTAAGTTTGACGCAACAGCTATTTCGGCATTCGTAGTGGACGCGGCGCAAAATTATCCGCAAGCCTTGGGCATGTTCGACACGAAGGGTCTTCTGGCGGCGTTAGAGCGCAAGGGTATCAGCAAGGCTGACATGGCCCGCGCGCTCAATTTGCCGTCGCCACGCATCACCGAAATGTATTCCGGCAAGCGGCGCGTGTTGCTTGACGAGGCCAAGCGCCTGGTTGACGCTTTCCGCCTAGATCAATCTGACCAGATCGAGCCGATCAGTGAAGGCGTGGCGCGGTTGTTGGCGCTGCACATTGCCAATCGGCTTGGCAAGCCTCTGTCGTCTGACGATCCGCTTGTTCAAGAGTTGGCAGAAGACCTGCAAGCATTTTCCAACTTCGCGCGGCGTCAGTCTCAGGCTCCCACAGCTGATGCGGCTGCGGGTTTTTTGGCCGGTCGTCAATCAGGCTTGCCGTCGCGGCATTGAACATGGCCAGCGCCAACGCATAGTCATCCATACGGCCTCCGTTCCCTTTTCGTTCATTACGACTTTTCAATCCTGTAGGACATAGCTCAAAAGAATGCGTTTGGGCATACGTTTTTCGTATTGACTATCCCATACGAATTCCGTAACCATTGTCCCCATCGCCGCACATCGCAGCGAGGGAGACGACAATGAGCATTCTCACCGATGGCATAGACTGGCGCGCATTCGACCGCGCATTTCCTGACCTGCCCGAACCGTGCGCCGAGGCGGTTGATTTCGCCGCGATGCTTGAGCTGGCGGGGCGGCTTGGCATGGACTGGACAGAGGCCGCACAGGGCTTGTCCGACAACGCCACCGAATACGAAAACGAAGCCGACGACGCGCGTGAACAGGTGAAGCGCTTGTCCGATGACGTGCTGCTGCGCGTGGTCGGCAAGATCATCGCTGCGAACCGCGCCGAACGTGCCGCTGCGCTGATGCGGCTTACGGCCCGCGACGTGATGGTGTCGCTGTGAGCGCCCGCTACTTCCTGCGCACCACCGACGCACAAGGCCGCGCTTATGGCGGCTTCCAATGGCCGCTTGAGGTTGGCGCAGTCGTCACTGCCCCTGACTGGCGCGACGATGCCAATTGCGGCGGCGGATTGCATGGCCTGCTTAACGGCGAAGGCGATAGCAGCCATTTGTCGTGGAGTGATGACGCGCTGTGGTGGGTCGTTGCCGTTGAAGACGGCGTGCCGTGTGTTGATCTGACCGGCAAGCATAAGTTCCAATCCTGCCGCGTGGTGGCGTTTGGCGACCGCAAGACGGCGACCGATGCGCTGCTTGCTGTGCAGCCCGGCGCTGCGGTTCATGGCTGTTTCAAGACCGGCGGCGACAGGGCGACCGTGACCGGCGGTTACAGGGCGACCGTGACCGGCGGCGACAGGGCGACCGTGACCGGCGGCAACAGGGCGACCGTGACCGGCGGCGACGATGCGACCGTGACCGGCGGCTACAGGGCGACCGTGACCGGCGGCAACAGGGCGACCGTGACCGGCGGCTACGATGCGACCGTGACCGGCGGCGACGATGCGACCGTGACCGGCGGCAACTGGGCGACCGTGACCGGCGGCAACTGGGCGACCGTGACCGGCGGCAACAGGGCAAGCCTTTCCCTGAAATGGTGGGACGGCAACCGCTACCGCATCGCCGTTGCCTACGTTGGCGAGGACGGCATCGAGCCCGGCGCGGCGTATCGCTGCAAAGGCGGCAAGTTTGTGGAGGCCGCCAAGTGACCGCGCCCACCCCGCCCGCTGTGCCGCTGCGTGACCTATACGCCGCAGCCGCGCTGACCGGCCTGCTGCCAGCGTTTGCCGACGATCTGCAACCGGGCAATGCCGAGGTTGTCGCTATCATGGCGTTCGACATTGCCGACGCGATGTTGGCCGAACGGGAGGCCGGGCAATGAGCGGGCATCATACGCCTTGGCGTTTGAACGCTGGCGATGAAACCTCAGTGATGGACAGCCGCAACCGCAAAATATTGCGCGCCGAGTGTGGCGGCGTGTCTGGCATCAAACTGGCAGAGGCCGAGGCCAACGCGCGCCTGATCGCCGCCGCGCCTGATCTGCTGGCGCTAGTCTGGCAGTATGAAAGCGACCTGCGCCACCCGCCTGCTGACGACAGCGTGCAGCGCCGCCTTGATCGCATTGCCACCGTTCTGGCCAAGGTGGAGCGCGGCCAATGACTGGCACCCGCGCAAGACCTTGGCACACGTTTGCCAACCAACACGAACGCGACAGCAACGCCGCGCTGATCGACCCGCGCCCTGAGCCGGGGTTCTGGCCCACGTTGCGCGCCGCCATCGCCTGCCACCCGCGTTTCTGGCGCGTGGCAGTCACCCTCACCGCCGGCATCGTGCTGGCGCAGATTAGGAGCATGTTTCAGTGACTGCAATTACCTTTGAGGCCCTTGGTTTTTCTAAAGAGCAGATTGCCGAACGCATAATTGATGCCGCCGTCGATCGAATGCTGCATTCGCGTTATCAGGATGAAGATGGCGAGGATGTCATTGATGTGTCCGAGTTTCAGCGGCGCATCGAGAAGAAGATCGTGGAGCGCATCGACGCCGCAGTGACGCGCGTTGCTGACGAAAACATTGCTCCGCAGGTCAATTCCCTGATTGAAAACATCATCATTCAGCAAACGAACGAGTGGGGTGAAAAACGCGGCCAGCAGATGACGCTTATTCAATACCTGACTTCGCGCGCCGAAGCTTGGATGACCGAACAGGTTGACTACAACGGCAAGCCGAAGGGGCAGGACAGCTACCAGTGGCGTCCGAACACAACTCGCATGGCTTACATGGTCAACAGCCACCTGCAACACAGCATTGAGAGCGCGATGAAGGATGCGCTGGCTCAGGCCAACAGCACAATGGCCAAGGGGCTCCACGAAGCCTGCCGCGTAGCGATCAACAATGTGGCGGCCCAGTTCGCCATCGTCGCAAAGGCCGGCAAATGACCTTCACCCTTTCCGCCCTCATCACCGCAAACGCCGCCACAACACAGATTGGAGCAATGCTGTGAACGATCTCCATCCGTTCCTGGCCGCCGTGCAGGCTGCCCACGAAGCCTATGGCCTGCCCGAAGGCGTGACGTGCATCAGCGTCAACCAGAATTGGCTTGGCGATGAATTTGCGTTCGGCGTGTCCATGGGCGCCGGCCGCCGCATGGTGGACTGGAGCCATGCCCACGCCGCCGATCTGCCCGCCGCCTATGCTGCCTGTTTGGCCAAGGAACGCGCTGCGCAGGCCGCCGCCGACAGCGACCACGAACGCGCCCGCCGCGCCCTTGTGGCTGCCGGGCTGTCCCCTGAATTGCTGGCAAAGTGAGGATTGATACCATGACTGCACCCGCCGTTTATGCCGCCATCGCCGCCGTTCAGGCCGCGCTGGCCAAGGAGGGCATCAGCAAAAACCGCCGCAACCAGCAGCAGGGCTTTGCCTTCCGGGGTATTGATGACGTTTACAGCGCCGTCGCCAGCCTGCTGCCGGCAAATGGCCTGACCATCATCCCGCGCATGATCGCCCGCGAGTGCGACCCACGCACCACGAAAAGCGGCGGCGCTATGTATTTCGTGACCGTTGAGGCTGAGTTTGATTTTGTTGCCGTCGCGGATGGCAGCAAGCACACCGCCCGCACGTTTGGCGAGGCCAGCGACAGCGGTGACAAGGCCACCAACAAGGCCATGAGCGCGGCGCTGAAATATGCGGTGTTGATGACCTTCACCGTGCCCACCGAAGGCGACAACGACGCCGACGCGCACACGCCGGAGCCGACAGAGCCGCCTCAGCGCACGGCGAAGATGACGCCAGAACAGTGGCTGGACGATCAGAACAAGCGCCTCGATGCCATGCTCAAGGCCGCCGACATTGACGGCATCCACAACTGGCCCGCCGCCGAAGCCAAGGCCCTGGCCAAGCTGCAATCCACCAATCCGGAAGCCCACGCCAAGGCGCTGCGCATCCATGCAAATGCCTTGTCCGCAATCCGCGCGGCAGGCTGATCAGGAGTAACACCAATGCAGTTCATCCACATCGCCGGCAATGTCGGCAAGGACGCCGCCACCAAGGACGTCAACGGCAACACCGTGACCGAATGGAGCGTGGCAGTCAGCAATGGCCGCGACAGTGCCAGCACCTGGTTCAAGTGCAGCATGTGGGGCAATCGCGGCCCGAAGATCGCCAGCTACATCCGCAAGGGTGACAAGATCACCGTCGCGGGCCGGCTGACCGCTGGCGTCTATGACGGCAAACCGGATCTGAAGATCGATGTGCAGGAAGTCACGTTACAGGGCGGCAAGTCGGACGCGCCAGCCAATGAACAGCGCCAGACCACCCGTGGCAGCGCAGCCCCAGCGCCCGCCGACGATCTGGATGATGATTGCCCGTTCATCGCCATTGCCATGCGCGAACCCGGCAGCCGCCGCCGCATCTGACACCAACAAGCGCAGCGCAAGCCCGCGCGCGCAGCCGGGGCGGCATGACCCTCCCCCTTTCGCCGCCCCGGCACACAGGACGCACGACCATGAACGCACCCGCTACAATCGGACACAACAGCAGTTCCTATATCGAGGCACGTGACACGGTGAATGACGCCGTGTCAGAAGCCCGCGAATGGCTGGACGGCAAGCCCGTCGCCGACAAAGACCAGGCCGATGGCTTGGCGCACTTGCTGGACATGCTGCGCAAAGCCCACAAGGCCGCCGACGACGCGCGCAAGATGGAGGCCAAGCCGTTCGATGATGGCAAGGCCGAAGTGCAGGCCCGGTATCGCCCACTGCTGATCGATGCCGAGCTCGCAATTGATGTCGTAAAGGCCGCCATCGCCAAGTGGCAGCGGGAAGAACAGCGCCGCGCCGACGAAGCCGCCCGCATTGCCCGCGAAGCCGCCGAACGTGCCCAGCGCGAGGCAGAGGAAGCCCGCCGCGCCGCCGATCTGGCGAACTTGGCCGAACGCGAAGCCGCTGAACGCAAGCTGGCAGAGGCCGAGGCGCTGGCAAAGGCCGCTGACAAGGCCAAGGCTGCCCCTGTGGGCGCGAAAGGCGCTTATGCGGCCCGTCGCACCGCGCTGGTTGTTACCCGTGTCCCTGTGGCCATTGCAGACGGCAAGGCGGCGCTGCGGTGGGCGATGGAACGGCAGCCGGATGAACTCAAGGCCGCGCTGTTGGAGATCGTGCGCCGCGCGAAGGCCAGCGACGTGCCCGGCGTGACCTATGAAGAGCGGGAGATTGTCCGGTGAAAGACAGCACTATCGTATTTGCAGGGAGTCAGATGGCGGGGCCAGCAATGCCCGGCAGTCTTACCGGCAGGCAACGCGCCCTCGCCTTAGCAAGCCCCATGTCCGACGATGAAGTGGCGCGGCAGTTTGGCGTGTCGCCGCGAATGATCCGCCGCCTTCGCCGGAACACCCCGAAGCACAAACCATCGCTAAAGGAAAAGCCGATGATTACAGGACAACTGGAACGCATCACGCCGGAAATTGCCGCCGCGATGCTGGCAAACAATGCTGACAACAGGCGCATTGCGCAGAATACGGTCGCGCAATTTGTCTCTGATATGCGCGCTGGCAATTGGAAAATGACTGGCCAGCCTATCATCATTGCCGAAGATGGCCAGCTTAACGATGGACAGCACCGTCTAACCGCTGTCGTGCAAGCCGGCGTTGCAATAGAAATGATGGTTATTCGTGGCGCACCGCGTGACAGCCGAGACGCCATTGACACTGGCAAGTCACGCCAAGCCGGTGACATTTTGCAGATGTTCCACGTGGCGAATGGCAACGAAATTGCCGGTTTGGCTCGCATGGTCATTTCTTGGGAGCGCGCCGGTCAAAAAAGGCTCGGTGATACTAATGTCGTGAGCAAGTCGGACGTTGTGAGCCGTGGGCAGCAGGATGAACAGCTGAATGTAGCGGTTCGCAGTGCTTATGCGGTTCGTCATATTATGATGAAAAGGCACGCAGCGTTTGCGCGGTATGTCATTCCTGAAACTCCACTTGCGACAGAGTTTTTTGCGCGGCTTGCCGATGGCGCAGATTTGAACGTCGGCCATCCTGTTTTGACAGTTCGCCACTGGATGATGCGTTCAGGACGGCGGATACCCGACGCACAAGCCATTGAGGCAATTCTGCGCGCATGGTGTGCCTTCCGTGACGGCAGAGAACTTTCGCGCATCCAATTGATGGGCGAGTTCCCGAAACCATGAGCCTCGCACGTCGCCACAAGAACAGCGGGCGCCAGAACATTGGCCGCCGCTTTGCCAGCCATCGCCAGTGCGACGAGGCTTTGCTTGTGTGCGTTCCTGATTTGTGCCATGTTGTTCGGGCCGGAACGAGTGTTTCCACCACCCGCCCGGCCCTGACCACCACGCGATTGGAGCGCGCCATGGCTGAAGCCGAACTACACCCGGAATCTGTCTCTCCGCAAGCCTGCGAACGGTGCGGCGGCCCTAAAGTCCGCGCTGCTTGGGAAAAACCAAACGAGTTTGCGCGCAGGCGCTTTTGTAGCCGCGCATGTTCCAACGCTGCACGCCAAGTCCCGATCCATGATTTGATTGCCCGCCATTCTTCCGTCGCCGCTAATGGCTGCATTGAATGGACGAGCCACATTGACGCCTCGGGTTATGGGCGCATCGCGCCTCGCAATGGCGAAGTGTTGGCGCATCGAGTTAGCTATGAGGCCGCGCGCGGGTCTATCCCGACCGGTCTCCATATCCTGCATTCTTGCGACAACCGCAAATGCATCAACCCAGATCATTTGCGGGCGGGCACCCAAGCCGACAACTCGCGCGACATGATTGAGCGCGGGCGCGCGTTCAGACCAGTAGGCAGGAACAACCCAAATTATCGGCACGGTCGATTTGTCAGAAGCGCGTCGCCACATGTGCAGCGCGCAGCGCGGGAAGCTGGGTTTATCGTTGAGGAGGCGGAAGCGTGACCGCCGTTCTTTACCGCAAGTCCGGCCTGGCGCTTGTCCCCGCTGACAGAGACGCCCGGCAGCAATTCGCCAAGATACGTGATGGCCAGCCTGTTCACGTGGAGATCAAGCGGCACCGCAACATGGCGCTGCACCGCCGCTACTTCGCGCAGTTGCGGAACCTGGTGGAAGCATCCGGAGAGTGGAACTCGGTTGATCACTTGTGGTTCCAGATTGCGCAAGAGCTTGGGCGCGGCCACGCGATGGTTGACCGGGCCGGCTGCGTTCACTGGATACCGCAATCACGCGCCTGCGCTGCAATGGCCGGCGACGACTTTGAGGCGCTGTTTCGGGAGACGGACGCGCTGTTGCTGAAATGGGGATACGACCCCGCCAACCTGGAGGAGGCCGCATGACCACCCTCGCCCACATCATCGCCGCCGTCGCGTTTGCCGCGCTGATCGGCCTGTGCCTCGCGCTCGATAAGAGCCGGCATGAGCATTACCGCAACTGGAAGGACGAGCGCGCGAACGCTGCATGGTGGCGCGCGTTGGCGGCTGAACATGGGAAGGGGGAGGTATGAGAGATCCGTTCAAGATCGCCGGGCCGGCCCTGATTTCCTTCAGCGGTGGTCGCACTAGCGCCTATATGCTGTGGCGCATTCTTCAAGCGCATGCCGGCGCGCTTCCCGATGATGTGCACGTGACCTTTGCCAACACTGGCAAGGAGCGCGAAGAAACGTTGCGCTTCGTTTACGAATGCGCGACACGCTGGAATGTGCGGGTGAATTGGCTGGAGCGCAGCGACGCCGATCAGCGCGGGTTTACGGAGGTCGCATTTGAGACCGCTTCCCGATCTGGAGAGCCGTTCGAGGCGCTGATTACCAAGAAGGGCTATCTGCCGAACGCCGTCACCCGGTTTTGCAGCGTGGAACTGAAAGTGCGCGTGATGCGCGACTTCTGCCGGGCGATGGATTGGCAGCGGTGGGACAGCGTTGTCGGGCTCCGCGCAGACGAACCGGGCCGGGTCGCCCGCGCCAACAAAGCGAACGCAGCGGGCAAAGAGCGGTGGCGCGCGCTTTTGCCTCTGGCTGTTGCTGGCGTAACGCAACGCGACGTGATGGCGTTCTGGCGGGCGCAACCGTTTGACCTGGAGTTGCTATCGTTTGAAGGCAACTGTGACGCCTGTTTTTTGAAAGCGCGGCCAAAACTGTTTGAAGTTGAGCGCACACGGCCCGGTGCGCTGACGTGGTGGGCCGATCAAGAGCGCAAAGCCTCTGAACTGGCCAAGGCCACCAAGAGCGGCGCGACGTTCCGCGAACAGGAAACATATGCGGAAATCCAAGAGGCGGTCAGGCGGCAGCATGGTCTCAACTTTGCCGGCGCCTTTGACGCCGATCCTGAAATGGACGCTGAATGTGGCCTGTGGTGCGGGGAAGCGCCGTGACGTGCATCAAATGCAAGCATTATCAAGGCAATTTCTGCCGAAATCCAGAAAGTCCATATGGGGGCAAGCCTCGCCTGCCGGCAATGGCGTGTTTTGCCTTTTCGGACAAACGGAGGTCGGCATGAACCGCCCGCCTGTCTCGCACATCACCCGCCGCCCGCATGAAGAGCCGCCGATCCGCGACGACAGCGGCGATTGGCATGCCGTGGCGGCGTGCTGGGCGCTGGTGCTGCTGGCGGCTGTGCTGTGGTGGGTGATGTGATGCGCTTCGCCTATGCAGACCCGCCCTACCTGGGCTGCGGCAAGCTATATGCAGATCGCCACCCCGACGCGCTGGATTGCGACAAGCCCGAATGGCACGCTGCATTGATTGGCCGGCTGTCTGACGAATATCCCGATGGCTGGGCATTGTCCGCCAGCTCGCCAAGCCTGCAAACGCTGCTGCCCATGTGCCCGCACGATGTGCGCGTGATGCCGTGGGTCAAACCCTTTGCCGCGTTCAAGCCGAACGTTGGCGTGGCCTATGCATGGGAGCCCGTCATTGTTCGCGGCGGCCGCAAGCGCACCCGGCAGCAACTCACGGTGCGCGATTGGTGCGCGGTAAACATCACGCTGCGGCGTGGCTTCACAGGTGCGAAACCGACCGCCTTTGTTTGGTGGCTGCTTGATGTGCTGAACGTGGAGCCGGGCGACGTTGTTGATGATCTGTTTCCCGGCAGCGGCGCGGTGCAGGTGGCACTTGATGCGTGGTTTAGTGCCAAGCGCGGCGAGTGCCAAATCGGCTTGTTTGAGGATGTCGCAGCATGACCAACCTGCAAGCCCTCGCCAGCAAGTATCGCCGCGCGCTGCGGAACGGTGCCGCATGAGCCGCGCCCGCTATGCCACGAAAGCCGCCATCAAGCGCGCCACCGAGGCCGCGCGGGCGTCTGGCATTACCCCCGGCGGCGTTGAACTTGCCCCCGATGGCACGATCCGTATCATCCCCGCCGCAGCCCAGCCACGCGATGCCTGGGCGCAGTGGGAGGGCAAGCTGTGAACGTGAAGGGGCTGCACATCGTTCGCCGCCGTCTGGCTGGCAAAGGCGCCCGCTGGCATGTCTATGCTTGGCGCGGCGGCCCCTGCATCATGCGCAGCGAGGGCGCGCGGCCGGCGGTGCTGTCCGAAGACGCCATGACCTTGCTCGAAGCCGCCCGCGCCACCCGCGCCAGCGTGCCGGCAGACACGGTGCAATGGCTGGCCACGACATGGCAAACCAGCGCGACATGGGCGAACATGGCCGCCAGCACCCGCAAGCAGTGGGGCTATGTCATGGCCGATCTGGTGGCCAAGTGGGGCGCGGTGCCGCTGCACATCATGGACGACCGCCGCATCAGGGCCAAGATCATCGCTTGGCGCGACAGCATGGCCGACACGCCGCGCAAGGCCGACTACCGGGTGCAGGTGTTGAGCGCGCTGCTGGGCTATGGCCGGATGCTTGGCCACCTCACCAACAACCACGCCGAAGGGCTGCCGCAGCTTTACAAAGGCGGCCAGCGCGCCGCCGTGATCTGGACGGCCGAGGAATTGGAAGCATGGCAGGCCGCGCCGCAGCCGGTGCGCGATGCGGTTAACCTTGCCCGGCTGACCGGCCTGCGCCGCGGTGACCTGATTGCGCTGCCACTGTCTGCGATCGGTGAACACGCGATCGTGTGGCGCACGGCCAAGAGCGGGCGCCGGGCCAGCGTGTCGATTCCGATGCTGCCAGAACTGGCGGCGCTGGCGGCCGATCTGCGCACCCGCAAGCGCGCCGATGGTGTGGTGACGGCGCTGGTCAATAGCCACGGCAAGTCCTGGACGGCGAACGGACTGGGCAGCAGCTATGCCGACGCCCGCGCCGCGCTCGATCTGCCGGCCAAGCATCTGCACGACTTCCGGGGCACGTTCTGCACCACCCTTTGCCGCGCCGGCCTCACCAACCGCGAGATTGCCCGGCTGATGGGCTGGACAGAGGCGCAGGTTGACGCGATCCGCACGCATTATGTTGACGAGGCGGCGGTTGTGGTGGCAATCGGGCAGCGCCTTGGAGCGGTCAACGGTAAACCGGGTGTAAACCAGTGATTTCCGCACCCTCTAAGCCGTTGAAAAGCGGGTATGATGTAATGGTAGCCTGTCAGCTTCCCAAGCTGCGAGCAATCCCGCAAAATCAAGCGGTTACGTGTAAACCGCAAAAAACCACGCCCAAACAAATCAATGTGATGCAAGCCGGCTGTAAACCGGGCGCCCACACTTGCGCCGCGCTTGCCCTGTTTGTGCTGGGCCAGGACGCCATAGCGCGCGAGGCCGCCCGATCATGCGAAGAAAGGATGTGCAATGACAACGCCTGATGAAGCCCTGCTGTGGGCGCGGGAGCGTGACGCGCAGCGATATGAAGAATTTGAAGTGCCGGCTTTGGCGCAAATGTCGCGCGAGGGAGGCAACGATAGCTGCGAAGTTTTGGACTTGGCAGAAGCCTACCGCGCCGGCCAGTCCGCCAATGCCGAAAGGGTGGCGGTGCTGACTGCCGAACGTGATGCAGCGGTGGCAGAGGTGGCGCAGATCGTGGCGTGGTTGCGGGCTGGCGGCATTTACGCCAACGGGCACGGTGGACCCTCCACTTATGCGATGTTCAGAAACGTAGCCGACGCCATCGCAGCCGGCGCACACAAGCCCCTGCCCGCCCCGCCGACTGCGGAATAGGAGATAGGTGATGAACGAAAATCACGCAATGACCAGCGAGCAACAGATCGCCCTTTCGGAAATCCGCACGCTGTCGAAACCTTTGGCACACTGGGCGCGCGGCATGTTTGCTCAAGGCGCAACCGTTTGGGAGGTTTTGCAGATGATGCGCACGGCGGCCAACGCACTTGAGGCAGACCAGATTGCCCGACACTCTCGGCCAAACTAACGCGGAAACGCCCGCACCAGAGCCGCCCGCTTCGCCTCGCACGCCGCAATAACCGCCCCGCGCTCGATCAGCGCCGCTTCAACGCCCGCCGCATCGCCAGACACAACAGGCGGGATCGTGCAGGGGGCAAGCGCATTAGCGGGCGGTGCTGGCAGCCGTAACGGCGGCGTCACTTTCCGAGATGTGCCGCAGCCGATCAGAGCTAAGGCAAGCAACATTGGCAGCAGGGTTCTGCACATAGAACGTCCTTGTGTTCAGTTTCTGCACATGCATCATGTCCGCAATCTGCTGCTGCTTTTCGGACAGCGCCGCGCCGGCAGCATCAACCTGGGCTTGCATGGCCGCGCTCTTGGCCTGTGCGGCCTCTACAGCGCGTTGCTGTGCCGCCTGCCACTTTGCCCGCTCTGCATCGCGCCCGCTGTCATACGCCCACGCACAGGCTGCCACGGCCAGCGATAGGCCAGCGACATACGGCGCCACCCGCAAGGCCCACATCGGCACGTGCATCACTTCTGCCCCGTCAGCGTGCCATCAGGCACCAGCGCAGCGGCGACATGCACGACCGCGCTGACAACGCTCCACGGCCATGGCAGCATGGACGCCGTCCCAATGCCGCTGCCGATCAGCAGCAACGTGCTGCGCTCGGACAAGCGGGCTTTGATGTAGGTAACGATCTTCATTCCACCACCTCGATCACATGGTCGCCGCTGCGCCAGATTGCTTCACGCACGGCGCGGGGCAGGATGATGCAGCCGCTAGATGCGGTGCCAGGGTTGCGCACGCTATCGCCGTGAATTTGAAACGCACTGCGGCCCGTCTCATCGTGGCGCGTGTCAGCCGGCGTGGCGTCCATCGGAAACAAGTCCATCACGAACGGCCCGGTGCGCTGCGACGTGCGAGGCGTGCCGATGCGATACCTGCCGCGCGGCAATGGCCCGATCCCGCGCACGCCTTGCAGGGCCGGGTTATTGCGCCCGCGCCCCTTGCCGGAATAGCCGGCATATCGCTTCCCATCGGGGGAAATGGCAACGCCCGCGCTTTGATCCCAAACCCACATCAGCTCGCCTCCTGCTCATCGCCCAGTGCCACAGCGGATCGATCATCGCCGGCCTCCGCAGCCCGCCTCACCGCGTCCTGATACTCTTGGCAGCGCCGCGCGATGATGGCCGCATACTGGCGGCGCACCTCTGCAACCGCGTGCGCCTCGGCAACGTCGCGGGCGTCATAGGCGGCGGCTAGGGCTTCTGTGGCAGCGGCAACGGTCATGCGGCGGCCCTCAGCATGGCGATGTCGCACGTCACCCGGGAGACCTCGCCAAAGTCGCGGTGATAGGTGACGGCCTTCATTGACCGGCCAGACCGATAGCCCTTGCTGCGGTGCCAGGCGTCGGTTGCGGCCAGCGTGCGGTGCGTTTCCACAATGACGCCCTGATATTCCTTCAGGCTGTCGTGGTGGACGTGGCCGCAATGCCAATGCCAGTATTCTGTCGCACTGATATGCTCCCGGGCGTCAACCATCATCACGCCGGGCAGATCAACCGCCTTGGCCGTGTCGCCATGGCACTCGCCGATCAGCACCTTGCCGAACCGCTGAAAGGTGAACTTGGCCGGCGACATGTCCACGGTCACCCGGGGATCGCTCTCGAAATAGGCGTCCAGTGCCACCGAAAGCGCCAGCGATGCGTGCGGATCGTGGTTGCCCGGGACGTTGCGCACCCTCACCCGGGCGTGTTTCTGTAGAAGCCGCATGACCGCCCACCGCATCGCCTTGATGCCGACCTGCACCACCTTCACAAACCGCGTGTCAGCGTCGAGCTGGTGGCCGCTACCCGGGGTGACGTTGCGCTGATCGTCCATGTGGAAGAAATCGCCCAGGTTCAGCAGTGTCGCCTCAGCAGAGGCGGGCGCCAGCATCACAAGGCGATCAATCGCGGCGCACGTCACGCGCTCGGCTTCAGCCAGGTCGAAATCCTCGCCGGTTTCGCGCGCCCATGTGTGCAGCCCGAAATGCGGGTCGCCCATGGGGTAGATCGTCATCAGCGCCTCGATCGTGGCGTCCGGCGCGACAGTCACCGGGCCCATGCCACGCAACGGCTCGGCCAGCGCCTCAGCCGCGGCGCGCAGCAAGGCCGCCCGCTGCTCATCATCAAGCCGCGTCTTGACCCATTGGCCGCGCTGGTTGCCCTGTGCGTCAAAGTAGGTCGAAACCCCCTTGACGATATAGGGCGCGCCGCCGTCGCGCTCTGGCGATGCAGGAATGCCGCCTGTGAAGTCGCCAGTGCGCCGCTGATGGCGCTTGCAAGCCGCCTGCACCGCCGACCGGCTCACGCTCAGATGCGCCGCTGCCTTGTTCATGCTGCCTAGCTGTTCAGCCAGATCGGCAATCAGGGCATCTTGGGCCGGGTCAACTTCAGCGGAATTGCGGGGCAGCTTCATGGTGTGATCCGCCACAGATCACCCCACCGCCCGGCAAACGACCACCACCGCGCACACAATCAGCACCAGCCCGGCGATGATCGGCGACCACAGCATGAGCGCGCTCATTTCGGCGCACTCCACAGAAAGGCCGCGATGCCGGCGATACCTGCCAGCAAACCGACAAGCCATTTCAGCACAACGCCGCCCACCTTGGCCGCCTGATAGACCTCGCTGACCGGCGTGATCTTGGCGTCGAGCGCGTCTAGCCGTTCTTCAAGGCGCGCGATTGACACGGCCAGATCGGCGTGCGTCGGTTGATGGTTCTGCATTTTCGGCTGTCTCCAGTGTTCAGGATGGCAGCCCGCACCGATGCGACCCAGCGGGCGATGAACGATAAGCAACACACACCACCGGCCCCCTCAGGCCGGCAGACGATACGCAACTGCAAAATGGAGGCGCGTTAGAGCGCGGCAGCCTGCCGGAAGAGATCGTCGATCTCGGCTTCGGTCAGGCCCACGGCGCTTGCGATCTGTGCAAGCATGGGGTTGGCGCGCTCAAAGGCAACGCTGTCCAGCCAGTAGATTTCCGCCCGCTTGCGTTCGGTGGCGTCCTCAATGCTGCCGATAATCATCTCGACGTCATCAAGCAGGCCCACATTAAGCAGCGCCTCGCGCGCTTGCCGGCGCGTCACGCTGGCGGGGACGGGCGCGGGCAATGGCGGCGGTTCGCGGAACTCTTCGCCGTCGAACAGCCAACCGATGTTGGCCTTGTCGCTGGCCACCCATGCGGCGTCTGCCTGTTCTGGCCACGCCTCGACCACGTTCACGACAACGCCGTCGCTGATGATTGCAAAGCGCATTGGCGTTCCCCTTACCAAGTCCACACGCGAACGCGGCCCGCGCCACCGCTGCCCGTCTGGACTGTGCCGGAAGTGCCAACAAATGCCCCGCCTCCACCACCGGGCACAGCGCCGCTTGTCGCAGTGCCGTTGAACGCGCCGTTGCCGCCGTTGCCGCCTTCTTGCGAGGTGCCACCGTTTGTAGCAGTCCCGGCGTTATCTGCCCCACCGCCGCCTGCGCCGCCTTTGCTGCAACTGCCGCCAACAAGGGTTGCCGTGCCACCGCCGCCGCTGCCAAAGCCGCCGTTTGCAGCAATCGCACCATTCCCTGACCTGCCGCCCTCTCCGGTCGTTGTGCCGCCGCGCCCGCCTGGCGCTGTCAGCAGTGATCCAAACGTTGTGTTGCCACCGTCAAAGCCATTGCCAACGTTGACACGCGTGCCCCCGCCTGCGCCAATCGTCACTGTGACGGTTGCGCCAACATCGCTGGCCCGCAACAGGCGAAACGTATAAGCACCGCCGCCGCCGCCTCCTGCGTCGCCAGAGGTATTGTTCAGAGCGCCAGACCCACCGCCGCCGATGGCTTCCACAAACACCCAATTGCTCTTGGCCGGCTTCGTCCACGTGCCGCCCGCAAGGAACTCAGTGTAGGTGGGCGAATTGCCGATCAGTTCCCAGTTTGCCCCCTGCACCGGGGTAACGCCCGTGTTGACCGTCTTGGCGTAGAAGAAATTGCCCAGATGGCTAACCGACTGCCCGATCTGATACGTGGTGCCGGCTGCATATTCGCCGCGATAGTTGGATGCCGCAGAGGCAACCGTTGCCGCCGCTTCGGCCCGATCTGCCTCCGCATCAGCCGTCACCGCGCTTGCTGCCGCTGCACTGGCACTGCCCGCCGCTGCACTGGCGCTGCCCGCCGCCGCTGTCGCGCTGGCAGCCGCCGCCACCCGGTCAGCATCAACCGCCGCCGCCTCGGCATTGGTCTCTGTGACAAACGTCGGCAGCGCGCCAAGGAAGGCGTTTGCGCGGCTGACAAACGTCGCCTCGCTGTCGCTGCGGCTCGGCGGGGTGGGAAGTGGCGTAATCGGCATCAGACAAGTCCCTCGATCTCAATGGCCAGTTCAGACGTGACCGGCCCGCTGCGCAAAATCATGAAGTCACGGTAGAAGCCGAAGATGAACGTCTCGGCGAAGGCGTCGCCGCCGACATAGAGCGTCGGCACAGCCCGGCGTGCGGCCAGCGTGTTGAACATCGGCATCACAGCGTTGTTCTCAAGCAGCACAGTGAAGCTTGCCAGCTTGGAGAAACGCCGCTCGACAATGGTGATGTTGCCCGCCTCGTCGCGTTCCTTGCGGCTGAAATCCTCAATGCCAAGCTGCACATCGATTGCCGTGCTGCCGATCACCCGGCCTTGGCCAATCACGGTTTCGCCAATCTCCACCGTTGCCGGCCCGGACACGTCGATCAGCACATTGGCGTCGACGTAGGCAGGTAGGTCGTTAAAAAACACATCAGACTTTAGGCTGTAAGGAGTAAAGAAATACGCATACCAGTTGGTGAGGCCCGTATAATCGGTCAAGTCGCGCGTCTGGTCGTAAACCGTGCCGGCAACCGGGTCAGACACACGCACGCGCGCGCTGTTTGCGCCGGCCAGTTCAAGCAGCGCCACCGAGTTGACAACGCCGCCCGGATCGACCGTTACTGATATGGGGCTGGCGCGCGAAGTCTTCTGCCCGATCTTAAAGTCGAACATCTTGAAGCGGTTAATGCTGCCGACCACTTCCCATGTCGCCGGGGTGGCGTTTACACCGACCGTCGGATTGTCTGCCGTGCTGGGGCTGGCGATGACGCGGTAAAGCGTGGTGCCAACATACCGCTCGGTGCCGGTGGTGTAGGTTCCTGCCGTCCACAGCGTTTCGGTGATGGTGACGTTGCTTGCCGTCAGGTTGGTCGTCGTCACGTCAATGGGCGGGATGATCTTCATGCGGTTTCCCCTTGCAGCTCGATCTCGCGCAAGGTGCGCTCTTGCTTGGCGTTCAGCTTGACCAGTTCACGCAGATACTCGTTCTGCTTGACCAGTTCGGCTTGCGTCGCCTCATCAGCCATCCTGCCGCCAAGCATGGACGCCGTTTCGGTGGCGTTCCACACGCGCGCCGGCCCCATGTTGACCAGTTCCGGCCCCTGCTCACCGACGATGGCAAGGCCGCCGCTGTGCATCCCGCCCGTGGCAAAGCGCGGCGGTTCCATGCCGTCACTGAAAAACCCGCCGCCACCGCCGCCCATGTAGAAGTCGGCTTGCGTGTAAAGCGGGTTGACGACCGGCGCGCTGGCACGGGCTGCAAAGCCGCCCATGACGCCGTTAAGGCGGTCAACAGCCTGGCGCACCGAAACGACGCTTTCATCAACCTTCAGCAGCCCCTCGACGCTCTTGTTCAGCGCGTCCAACTGGCCTTGCGCGTATTGCTCCATCGTCTTCGTCTGGGCAATCGCCAGATCCACCGCGCGCATGACGTTCTCGATTTCGCGGCTGTATTCTTCCGGCGTCAGGAAGCCTTTTGCCGCGTCAAGGTAACGCTGCGACACGCCCACCAGATCACCGATGGCCGCTTCATTGCCGGCAATCGCGGCGCGGCTGATTTCCTCAAAGCGACCGCGCGCTGCCTGATAAATTTCCTCTGCCGTCATGAGCTGTTCAGCAAGGTTGGCGCGGAACGCGGTCAGCCCGGCAGTGAAGCCCCGGATGCGGTCAAGCGTGGCAGTCAAAGCCGACGCCTCGCGGTTATACGCTTCCACCAGCGTGCCCCGCGCGGCGTTCAACTGCTCCACCGCCCGAACCACGGCGTCGGCGTTGACCTCCTGCAAGCTGGCAAGGATAGTCTTACTGCTTTCAGTCAGGCCCTCAAACGCGCCTTGATTTACGGCATTGCGGATAGCAGCGGCAACAGCCTGCTCTGCCGTTCCAAACCGCATGTTGCCAGCGGCCTTGAAGTCGCCGCCCGTCGGGTTGAAATAGAATTGGTCGCCGCTGAAACCGATTGCGCCGAAGTTGGCATTGCCCTTGACGGTTGCACCCAGCGCCTGCGCAATGAGGCCAATCTCGCGGCTGAAGGCGTCTCCCAGCGCAAGACCGGCAGACGCGCTTTCCTCACCGCCGCGCTGGTTGAACAGCGTGCCGGAGCCAGTTCCTGACAGGCGCACATCGGCAAACGGGTTCTTCTTGAAGAGGCCGCCAAGCAGCGAGCCAAGCAGGCCGCCCGCAATCGTGCCAATCGGCCCGGCAAAGCTGCCCAGTGAACTAAGCAGTTTGCCGCCCACCGCGCCGCCAAGCGCGCCGCCAATGCCGCCGCCCACGCTGCTGCCGCCCACAAGGTTGCCAATCGCGCTGCCAACGCCAAAGCTCTGGCCCAGCTTGCCCAGGCTTGTGCCCAGCCCGCTCAACACGCGGTCGATGGAGCGGCCAATGTCGCGGAACGTATCGCCAAGGAACGCGCTAAACTCAGGGAAGTCACGCGCCAGCAAGTCGGCAAGGCGCTGCACACCCTGCCCAAGTGCGCCGCCGATCAACTGTCCCGCCTCGCTGGCCACGTCACGGAACGTGTTCAGATTGGCCATCATGGCCGCGCGCTGTTCCTCTGCCGCCCGGCGCTGCGCCTCGGCAAAGTCAGTGACGCGCTTTTCCAGTTCGCCAATCGCGCCGCCGAACGGGTCTTTATCAAGCGCCAGGCTGACCGTTAGCGCGGTCGTTACCTTGCCGGTCTGCTTGTTGATGTATTCCGCCAGCGCGTCGCCGGTTTCCGTCCCGGTCTTGGCGGCCTTGTCCTTGAGCGCCTTTTCGCTGCGCTCGTCGATGATGCCGGCAGCGGACGCGGCAAGCCGATCCTTGGCCGCCTGCACAATGTTGTTGCTGATGGTGTTGCCAACGCCTTCCATCGCCCCGCGCGCTTCGCCGGTCGCCTTGACGATCTCGCCGGTGAAAGCCGCCGATGCGCGATTGGCCGCCCCGCTGTAGCGGTTCTGCATCTCAGGGATGTTGAACGTGGTCAGCTTGTTGAAGGTGTCGATGCCAAGCTGATCGAGAATGGGATTAACGACGCCAATCATGCCGTTGATCAGGCCGATTGAACTGGCGATGAGGCCATTCAGCCCGCGAATGGTCGAGTTGCCGGCTTGCGTGACCAGATCGCCAAACGCAGCCGGAAGCATGTCCCACGTGGCCACGATGCCGCGATACGTGCCGACGAACACGCCATAAACGCCTGCCATGACGCCCACCGCTGCCTCGCCGATAAAGCGGAACGTGCTGGTAAATGCGTCCGAGAGGAACGTGAAGACGCTATCAAGGTTCAGCCCGTCCTTGATCGTCTTCCACACGCCCTTGACGGCATCCATGGCGGTGATGCTGACCGGGCCAAGCTCTTTCATTTCCTTGGCGGTCAGGCCAAGGCCAGCGGCGTAGCGTTCCAGTTCTCCCGTCTTGGCAACCTCGTTGCTGAAGTCCTTGAAGGCGACGTAAACCGCGCCCGTCGCCGCTGCCAGCGCCAAGAAATACGGGTTGAGCGCGACCGCCGCCGTGGCCCGCGCCGTCATGGTCAGTATTTCGCCGGCAAACTGCCGCACGCTCAAGCCAGATTGCATCATAATGCCGCTGATCTGGCTGCCCTGTTGAATGAACGCGGTCAGCGGATTGGCACCGCTGGCAAGCTGCACAGCCAAATCCTGCACCTGAAACCCAAGGTTCTGGACGTGGTGCGAGGCAAGGCGGGACGTGCTGCCCATGCCGGCGATGTTGTCATTGGCTGCCGGGATGCGCGTGCTGGCATCACGCACCGCCCGCTCGTAGACGTTCATGCCCTTCGCGGCGTGCTGGGCAGAGCCGGCAACGTCCTCTAGGCTGTCATCCATCCGATCAAGCGCGCCGTCGATCTTGGCCGCCGTCTTCGCCCCAGTCGCCGCCAGATCATCGAGCGCCTTTTCGGCTTGATCCAGCGGCTTTGTGTCAACAGCAAGGGTCAGCCTGGCAAAATCCATGTCATGCTCCCTGTCTGCTTGCCCGCAATGCGGCCTTGACGGCGTTGCTTGCCTTCACCTTGTCCACCTCAGCAGACCACGGCGCGGCGGCTTTCTTGTCATTGAGGATGGCAGCATACGCCCGCGAGGCGTCTAGCAACGTTTCGGCTTGCCACGGCGACAGGCTGTAACCCGTCAATCGTGACCAGCTTTCCAGTCGCTGCGGGCTGATGCTGACCGGCCCCCATCCGTGATTTTCAACCGGGCCGGCGCTGACCAGCGCGTCACACAAGAAGTCTTCGGCAACGGGAGGCAGTTTGCCCACCTCCCATCGTGTCTTGTCAGCCGACAGCCAAGCGTGCTGCCGCGCCCACAAGATTACTTCTTCGCGCCGGCCCTGAAAAAATTGGCGCGGTTGCCAATGAACTCGTCAAGCTGGCGGCGGATCGGCGGGAACTTGGACAGGAACATGCGCACGTTTTCCGGCGTGCAATCCAGCGGCTTACCGTCCCACACGATGCCTTCCCAGCGCACCACAACGCGCGAGAGAAGCTCGATGGCGTTGGCCTCTGCCTTGTCCAGCGTCTGCTTGCCCGTCCTTGCCTTGTCGGCAATCGCAGCCACAGCGGCGCGGAATTCGCGGCTGTCCTGCCCCAGCACGCGGATGGTGACGGGCTTGCCGTCATCGGTGAACAGCGGTTCTTCAGTAACGGGATGCTCAAGGTGGCAATCTGCGCCCCGGTCGGCATTGGCCGCCAGGTCAATCGTGCTGAAATCCATTGTCGTGCCTTTCGTGCGGTTCGTGCTGCAAGGTTGACGATGGGGCTGCCGGCACGAACGACAGCCCCACCGATCCGCAACTTCCTGCGGATTACGGCGTCGGGGTCAGGTCCTCGACGATATCGGTTTCGACCTCGATCACGACTTCAGCCATGACCACGCTGCCGATGCTGGCAGAGCGGGTGAAGCTGAACACCTTGCCGAGGAAGTAATCGGTGGTGCCGTCGGCATAGACGATGCGGAAGGTCACGCGGTCACGGTTGGCCATGGCCGTCTTCAGCGCCAGCTGCCCGGTGTCGTTGTAATCCAGGGCCATCGGGATCGTCATGGAGCCGTTGTTCTTGGCGCCGTGATACTTGGCGGTGATGCCGGTCGCGAGCGGGACATGCGTCACGACTTCATGGGCCGGGCCGAACGAAGGGATATCGGTCACTTCGCCCACGACCGTCCATCCAGTCAGCGCCTCATAAGTGGCGAGCAACTGGTTGGCGGGCAGGGTGACGGTGGTGGAGAGGATGGTGCCCAATCCGGGTTTCAGGTCGTCAGTCATTGGCGGAGCCTTTCTTGCAATAAAAAAGGCCCCCGGTTGGGAGCCTTACTGGTGGTCAAAAGCCGCTAAGCCCGGCGGCGGCGGGAACTGGTTATCGTGCGGTGACGATGTATTCGATGCGCACCGGCTGCCGCCAATCGGCCTCGTCGGCAAACGGCGGCAGATACTGCGGCGTGTTCAAGATGCGCATCTTGCGCGTGCCTGCGGTCAGCGTCGTGCCCTTGGCAAAGCGCGCCTTGATCAAATCGGCCTGCGTGTTGGCCGCCTTGCTGAACTGGTTGCTCGTTATAACGACCGTTGCCACGAAATAGCCGCGCTGCACCTCGCCGCCGCCCGCCAGACCCGGCGTGTCGTTGCTGGTGGGCACGTGTTGCACGTCGAGATAAGGCTTGGTGCCGTTGCGCGTCTTGTTCGGCCAGACGATGGGCAACACGCCCGCCATGCCGGCCAGGTGCTGCCCGAATGCCTGTTCGATCTCGTTAAGCATTGCGTGCCCTCACCATCTTGGCTTTGCGCTCAACGATGTCGCCCCATTGCGCCGCGTTGTATCCAACGAAGTGCCAGCCCGGAAAGCTCTTGAAGCCCACTTCCATCCGCATCGCGTAGGCTTGCGTCCATGTGAACCGCAGCACGTCGCCAAGCTGATAGCCGGCCAGCACAAGCGAGTAGGACGCCGCGCCAATCGCCGTTTGCCCGCCGCCCCGGTCTTGCACTTCTGAAAGCAGGCTGTTGACCAGATCACCGCTCACCACCGGAATGCGGCCCTTGATCAGTGCCCCGCCTGCGCTGATGCCGCGCGCCGTCGATTGCGCGCCTTCCAGCACGTCTTGGATGCTCTCGACCGCGATATCTTCCATCTGCTTCGTGGTCAGGTCGCTAAATGCCTTCAGGTCGGCAACGAACTTCTTGTTACGCGTCGTCATCGCACCAGCCTGTAGAACACGCTGCATTTGCATCCAATGACATGATCAGCCGGCGCGTTCGGGTCGTGCGGGAACCGCAACAGCGTGCCATCACCCATGACAAACGGGTCATTGAACCGGCGCGGCGGTGCCAGCCCAAGCGCCACATGATCGAGACGCGGCTCCCGGCTGAACCCGTGTATCCACTTTTTTGTGACCATCTGCCCGCTATCGGAAAGCTGCTCAAACGCCTCCCACTGCCCTGCGCTGGTGGCCTTGTGAGCTTCGGTGCGCGCAATCACTTCGCCGCGCTGTTGCAGCAGCCGTGCCCGATAGCGCCCGGCGATGCGGTCAATATCCGCCTTTGCCAGCGGCTTGCCGTCTGCAATGGCCTTGCGCACCAGCTTGTCATAGCGCCGGTCACGCCGTTCCCGCGTAAAATAGGCCGTGTCCAGGTTCTGCAACTCGCGCTCTGCCGACTGCGCCCATTGCGTCTGCTGTGCGGTCAGGCCGATGAACCCGCCTTCACGCTGCCCGGTTGCACGATTGACGCGCCCGACAATGCGCCGCGCGGTTTCGGCCCCGCCTTCGCCGCTGACCAGACGTTGATCCATGACACTGCGCAGCATCTCGCGCTGTTCATTGTCGATCCGCGTCACCAGATCGCCGCCCTGCGCCCGCATGAACGCCTCAGCCCGCAAATGCCGGCCATTGAAGGCAAACGCACCGCCGACCATGCGCGCCGCCGCAAGCCCGCCCTCCACATAAGCCGAGCGCATTGCCTCGGTCAGCGGGAACAGCGCGCCTTGGTCAAAGCGAAGCAGCATCTCCAGCTCGCGCAAGTCGCCGCGTTCAATGGCGTCGGCAAGCTGCGCAATGTTGACCGCGTTGCCCACCCGCTGCACCGCATCAAGGAAGGCGTCTGCAATGTCCTTGCCGGCTGTTTCAATCAGCCGTTCGTATAGCGCCCTCTGCTCTCTCTGTGACAGCATCGGCGGCTCCTGCTTGATAGGCAGCGATAATCAGGGCGTCGTGATACATGAACGCCTTGGCCGGCAGCATGGCAACGATCCGCGCCAAGTCTGCCCGCCCGCGCGCCAAGTGCATGGCGCAATAAATGGCTTGTGCCAGGCTCAGGTGCTGACCTCGACCTTGTAGTAAATCGCCACGCCGCCCGGTGCCAGAGGCAGGACGCGCAACACGTCATGGCTCTGCCCGCCGATGCTCACCCGGTCGCCAATCTGCGGCGCTGTGCCGAGCGCATCCACCATCAGCGTGCGGACAAAGCGGGTTGCAGACGTGCGGGCGGTGCTTTCGGTCGCATTGCCGTCAACATAGACCTGCCGGATGCCTTGGTCGATAGCTGTCAGCGTGTAAGTCGTCGGTGTGCCCGGCGCGTCCCATGGGTTGACTTGCGAGGCGGCAGGGCGGGTGAACGTCAGTTCCATGCTCAAATCCCCGTCACCAGCCCGGCCTCGCGCAAGGCCGCCTGCACTTCGCGTCGGATCGCGTCGTCGTTGGCCTCCATATACGCCCCGGCTTCGGCAAGCGCGGCCTGCACCTCGATAGCAAGGCGGCTAACCGGCAATGCCGCTGCGGCGATGATGACGCCCGAACCTGACAGGCCAAACGTGCCGCCATTGGCGACGATGTTGGCCGGGCAGATCAGCGTTGCCGCACCGCCTGCCAAGCCCAGCGCGCCGCCGTCTGCGACAAGCGTGATGGACGTGGCCAGCGTTGCCGTATCGCCCGATAGCCCCAACGTGCCCGCGTCTGCCGCCAGCGTTGCGTTGCCGGCAATCGTGGCATTGCTGCCCGAAAGCCCCAGCGCGCCCGTATCAGCCACCAGCGCGGCATCTGCGGCCATTGTGGCAGCATCACCCGCCAGACCGAGCGAACCGCCATCAGCGGCCAGCACAACGCCCACAGCAAGGCTTGCAGCGCCGCCAGACAGGCCGACCGTGCCAGCGTCACCTGCAAGCGTTGCCGCCGCCGTGAAGGCCCCTGCGCCGCCCACCAGGTCAAGCGTGCCGGCATCAGCCGCAAGTGTTACCCCGGCAGCAAACGTCGCCGCGCCACCGGTCAGGCCAACATCACCCGCGTCTGCCGTCAGCAGCGCATTGGCAGCAAACGTCGCCGCGCCACCGTCCAGCCCCAGCGTGCCCGCGTTGGCCGTTACCAGCGCCGCCGCCGTGAAGCTGCCCGCCGCACCAGTCAGGCCCAGTGTGCCCGCGTCTGGCGCAAGGCTCGCGCCCGTTGCCAGCGTCGCCGCGCCGCCCGTCAATCCCAATGTGCCAGCATCGGCTGCAATCGTGGCAGCACCGGCAAAGGTCGCCGTGCCGCCTGTTAGCCCAACTGTGCCCGCATCAGCCGCGACACTGGCAGCACCCGCGAACGTCGCAGTACCACCGGACAAACCAAGCGAGCCGGCATTGGCTGTCAGCAGCGCAGCGCCCGCAAATGTTGCCGCACCGCCCGTCAATCCGAGCGTGCCGGCGTTGGCCGCCAGCGTGGCACCGGCTGCGAACGTCGCCGCCCCGCCGCTCAGGCCAAGCGTGCCATCATCAGCCGCCAGTGTGGCCGCCGCCGTGAATGTGCCGTTGCTGCCGGTCAGGCCCAACGTGCCAGCATCGGCTGCAATCGCCGCCGCAGCGGTGAAGGTCGCTGTGCCGCCGGTCAGCCCCAGCGAACCGGCATCAGGGGCCAGCGTAACGCCTGCCGCAACCGTGACGCGCGCAAATGCGCCGTTAGGCTGTGCGCCAAGCGGAAAGGCCCCCAGGAACATCACACAGCCCTCACCGCAGCCGCCAGCGTGTTGGGGCAAAACCGCCACGCATCACGGATGCCCAGCGCCGCCGCCACCGCTTCGGAACAAAACCAACGCCGTGATGCGCCCGATGCCGGCCGCCACAGGAAGCCAAACAGCCCGGCCACGTCATAGCCCGCGCCAGCGTGCCGGCGAAACCATGCCCGCGCCGCCGCTTCGTCGCCGGCAATCACCACGAAATCCCAGCGATCCGGCGCAAAGCTGATCGGCTTCATGCGCACGCCGCCATCGCGCTTGCTGCTGCTAGCCGCCATGCCGTCGCTGAACACCAGCTCGACATGGCTATACGGCCCGCGCGTCCACCACTGCACCGCCCGGTCAAACACCCGGTGCCGGCCCTTGTAGAACGCAAGGTGCATCACAGCAGCGCGGCCGACCGAAACAGGTTGTCGAGATCAGCTTCGGTTAGCCCAAGCCCCGCCGCGAGCGCGCTGATAAGCGGGTTGCTGCGCTGCACCTCGATTGAATATTCCCACGTGATTTCAGCCGCGCGCCGCTCCACCGGGTCAGCAATGGCCGCAAGCGCCGGCTCCACCGCGTCAAGCAGGCCGATGCCCAGCAACGCAAGCCGCGCCTGGCGCATCGTTACGCGGCCCGGCACAGGCGGCGGCGGCACATCCACCAGCGTCCAACGCTCTTGCCACACCCCGTCCACCAGTTCCGGCGCGGCGCGCTCGGCAGCCTTGCCCGGCGCGGATGGGGCCACGGTCGGCTGCACCGGGTGGCAATGATAGGGCGTCGTGTCAAAGCCGGCCATATCGCGCGGGAATGAAACGTCGCGGTTGTCGCGCCGCAGATCGGTCAGCGTGTAGGGATAGACCGCCGCTTGGCCGGGCTGGGTCAGGATGTAGAACATCAGCCCTCCAGTTGCTTGGCGATCACATCGCGCATGATGATTTCCTTGCGCTGCTCGATGACGCTGGTTTCCAGCAAGTGGTGCAGCCGCTGGCCAAACTCGGCCATATGCGGGCAATCGGCGTGCTTTTCGGCAATCTCGGCCAGCGCAAGGCGGTAATTGTCGATGTTGATCTGATGGTGCAGCACCTCGGCTTCGCGGTGCGCAAGGGCGGCGGTCAGGATTTCAAGGCGCTTCTGCATCAGATTTCCCCAAAGGCTACGCCGTTGCCTTGCCCGGTCGGCAACGTCCCCGGATTGGCAAACTTGGTGCCAAAGCCGGAGCCGCTCCACGGATAGGCGGTGATGAATGGCGACGTGGGGTGCGCCACAGCGATGGCGTCACTTGCGGGGGAAAAGGCAACGCCGTTGCAAGTGTTAGGCGGCAGCGTTCCCGGATTGGCAAACTTCGTTCCA